CCTTTCCAGAAAGTCTTCCATTCTCTAATAGAGTATCTAATTACTCAAGGAAAAGGAGAAATACTATGGACAAAGTCAAGTTATTTTCTAAAGACTGTTCCAAAAGTCCGGGGGTGATATTCAATGGGCCGTAAAAAAGAACCTATTGAGCCTAAGGAAAAGGTGAAATTACCTCCCGCTCTGACGGAAGAAGCCTTGGAGAACATTATGTTTATGAAAGCCACCGAACTTGCATATCAGCAAATGTGCGATGGCACCGCATCATCACAAGTAATTACCCATTATCTGAAACTTGGTTCGACAAAAGAACGAATCGAGCGAGAGATATTAGAAAAGCAGAAGGATCTGCTTATTGCGAAGACCGATTCCATAAAGAATTCGGAAGTTTCGGAGACAATGTACAAAGAAGCAATCGAAGCATTCAGATCTTACAGTGGACAGGGATATACAGATGATGAATAAAACATATTCTCAGATGATAGCGATTCCAAAGTTCGAGGATCGTTATGCATATTTAAAACTAAACGGAAAAGTCGGGGAAGATACATTTGGGCATTCTCGATATTTGAATCAGTCTTTCTACAAATCTAGAGCATGGAAAGATTTTAGGGATTACATCATCGTTAGAGATAATGGCTGTGATCTAGCATCACAAGACAGACCAATACCGCATAGGATTTATATTCATCACATCAATCCAATTACCGAACAGGACATTTTGGAAAGAAGTGATATTCTATTAGATCCAGAAAACGCGGTATGCGTCAGTTTCGATACACATCAAGCAATACACTATGGCGATGAATCCTTATTAAGACTTGATCCGATAGAAAGAAAGCCATTTGATACTTGCCCGTGGAGGTTGAACGATGGAAGTTGATAGCAACAGCATATTAACAAGCGTTAAGAAAGCTATCGGAGGAATTTATGAATGCGATGAAGATTTCGATAGCGATATCATCATGTTCATAAACTCCGAATTCGCAGAACTATGTCAGTTAGGTGTTGGCCCGGAAGAAGGCTTCGAAATAGAAGATAAAACTTCCAAATGGACAGACTTCATTTCTGACAAAAGACTAAATTTTGTTCAGCAGTATGTAACAATTAAAGTGAAGATGGTGTTTGATCCACCTCAGTCATCGTTTGTTATGGATGCTCTGAATAAAAAGGCAGAAGAGCTTAAGTGGCGACTTAATGTCGCGGCTGAGCAGTTAAAGGACGAAGGGGAATAATGTCGTATATTTTGTATAACCCTAATCCTTTGGAAAAGGAAACTGGAGATTGCGTAATAAGAGCAATTTCCAAAATTTTAAACTTGGATTGGGACAATGTTTTTGTAGATTTGTTTATAAAAGCTTATCAAGAGAAAGACATGATGGACAAGAACTATGTCTGGGGGTCTTACTTAAATGATAATGGTTTTGTAAGGCATGTGATTCCTGACACATGCCCCGAATGTTACACTATAAAACAGTTCTGCTTAGATAATCCCAAAGGTAAATTTATAGTTGCCACCGGATCACATGTTGTAGCAGTCATTAATGGTGATTACTATGACGCCTGGGATTCCGGAAACAAAACGCCGATTTATTATTGGCAGAAGGAGTTTTAAATGGTAGATCATACGATTTACGGAGGCTATCCAAATACTTGGTTGGGGTATCAAAGGCCTCCTGTTTACCAGAACAGCTCATCTACTATAATTTTTGTCAAAGGAATAGATGAAGCTAAGCAGTATCCGCAGGCACCAGGGACAACTCTAACTCTCTGGGATTCAGAAGTGGATGTGTTTTATAGAAAAAGCACCGACACAAGAGGAAACGTCATAGAGTTCGAAGTCTATGATTACACAAAGAGGGAGATACAACCAGAATCTAAGGATGATGGTCAAAATGAAATCATAGCCTCTTTGGCGGCTCAAGTTGAAAAGCTAACAATGCAGATTGAAGGGATGAGAAATGATAACAATCGTATCCCTAAGAAGCAGGGAGGCGTAAACAATGGCAAGCCAAATGTATAACTCTGTCGGGCAGCAAGATTCTATATTTTCTATGTTCGGCGGTTATCAGAACTTTATGCAGCAGTATAATCAGCTATCAAATGGACTTAATCAGATGAATATGTCACCTGAGATGGCGGTTAAGCAGATGCTAGCGAATGGACAGATAACCCAAGAACAGTTCAATAATTCGAGGAATATGGCTAATAGTGTATGGCCATATTTGACAAAACAGGATCACAATTAGTCGACGATTTGTGAAATATTACACTAAGGAGGATGTCAAATGTCTTTGGTTTATCCTAATAGCACTTCTGACATCAACATTCTGCCTAATAATGGCGGAAACTTCGGCAGCGGCTTTGGAGACAATGGAGCTTGGTGGCTTCTGGTTCTTCTTTTCGCTCTCGGAGGAAATGGAAACTGGGGTGGATTCGGTGGTAATGGAAATTACGGTTTCCAGGCCGACATGCAGCGTGGATTTGATCAGCAGTCAGTTATGGCTGGCATAAGCGGTATCAACTCTTCTCTTGCAAGCGCAGAAGTTAGCAGATGCAACACGCAGGCTAATATTCTCTCGGCTATCAACAGCCTTGCGGCACAGCAGCAGAATTGTTGTTGTGAGAATAGGCTGGCTACCGCAAATCTGCAGTCTACAGTATTGGCTGAGAATTGCGCCGATAGAGCTGCTCTGTCTGATGGAATACGTGATATTCTTCAGGCTACACAGTCTCAGACGCAGACAATTCTCGACAAGATGTGTCAGCAGGAGATCGATGCTCTTAAGACACAGAATGCTAATCTTCAGACTCAGATCAATCTCGCCAACCTTCAGGCCTCTCAGACTGCTCAGACGGCTAAGATCCTTCAGGACAATGCCGCTCAGACAGTTGCTCTTGAGAGATACCTGAGCCCTACACCGGTACCCGCTTATGTGGTAGGTAATCCTAATTGCTGCAATCAGTACTATAATGGATGTGGTTGCGGAATGTAAGGAGGTGGAACACTATGGCTGAATACAGTGCAAACGCTGTACAGACTGTAAATCCGGGAGAATCAATAGTTTTCACGGAAACACCAGACCCTTGCAAAAGAGGATTTGTCCGACACAGAGAAGGTAGCGGTGAATTCTTATTGAGAGGTTGGGTTCCTAGTAGACCCAGGACCTGCAATTGTGCCTGCTCAGCAGATGCATCAGCAGAGTTCTTTGTCGATTTCGGAGCCAATATTGCAATACCGACTGGCGGTACGGTTGGACCTATTTCGGTTGCATTAACTCTCGATGGAACAACAATTCCAGCCACAACCATGATTGTCACGCCGGCGGCAGTAGATCAGTATTTCAATGTGAGCAGAGCTGCGAATGTATCGGTTTGGAAAGGCTGCTGTCAGTCTTTTGCAATCCGTAACACAAGCGATCAGCCTATATTGGTACAGAACACTAATGTTGTGTTCACAAGACCTGATCTCGCCGTTACTTATTAAGGAGGGAATTCAAAATGGAAAATATTCATAAGTTGAAGGAACTCACCGAAAGAGAAATCGGCATGATAGCAGATCATGGTGATCTTAATCCTGAATTGCTTGACAGCGCTACAAAGGCCGTCTGTCTTATGAACGCAATAAAGGATTACGAGATGAAGGAAGCCGGAAATTTCAACAGTTATAGTCTTGACTATGGCGATGACGGTATGTCTAGAGACGGATATTCTAACAACTATTCTGGTTCCAGAATGCGTAGTACAATAACCGGTAGATATACTAGCAGCCGCGAAGGCATGTATAGGGATTCTTACAACGATTCCTATAGGGATGGATATAGTGGTCATGACAAGATGGATTTGATCAAGGATCTCGAGATGAAGATGCGCAACGCAAATTCTGATAGAGAAAGAGAATCCATTAGAGAAACTATTGATATTATTAAACGGCAGAACTAATTTTATTTGAGATTGGGAGGGCTCATATCGGGTCCCCCCTTTCTCTTATCTCTAAAAATTGGAGGTAATAGAAATGAATGATTCATTTTATGGCTCCGGAGACTATTACCTTGAGCACCACGGCATATTAGGCATGAAATGGGGTAAGCAAAACGGGCCTCCTTATCCACTTTCAGATGCAAAGCACGATAAGGTTATAGAAAAAGCCAAGAAAAGAAAGAATAAAATAGCGAACGATGCTAAGCAGTTATATAAGCATAAAGAAGAATTCACTACAGATGAGATGTATGAAGCCATAAACAAAATAAGAGCCAATAATATTGCCAAAGAACTTATTCCTAAGAAGAAAAAGAAGTATAAGCCTGTAAAGTTAAAAGGCGCCAAAAAGAGATGGGCAAAAGATATTAAAACACTTTCCAAACACCTCGATGATTACTCACCAGAAGAGTTCGAATTGGCAAAAGAAGTTCTTGGAAGAAGGACGTATGCTGAAAAACAGCAGGAAGACAAATTCCAAAGAAATTTAACAAAAGCTGAGAGACCTCTTAAAATTATAAAGCTGGGTGTTGATTATTTGGCTGGGTTTGTATCTGGTAGAGATGCATTAAAGAAGATGAAGCCGTATAATCCTAACGAATTGACAGATGATGAAAAACATCACAAGTTCCTTGTTAGTAATGGATTTGCATTTATGTCTAAGTATGCTCGAAACCTTAATGATCTGAGCAAGAATGATGTGTTTAGGGGAAGTATATTAAGAACGAATCCTATTTATCAGCAAAGCTATGATAGTAGCAAGCCTAAGAAGAAAACAACCGCAGAAGTAGCTAATTCGATAAGCGCCGCATTACTCGGAGGTAATATATCAAGCTTACCGATCGAGGAACAGAAGCAGTTTATGGCAACGCTAGCCACACCTATTGGTAGAGAGCAAGCAGCACAGAGACTTGGCGTAAACGCTAGCGAGCTTTATATAGATCCTGGAGTCTACAAGGCGTTGTTTGGTAATAACAATGGCGGCGGCAATGGCGGCGGCAAAAAGAATAGAAAGGGGAAGAGATGGAAAGAATGATATACACAAACTATAATCCATCCTCTTATTACTTAGCCCACTATGGTGTCTTAGGTATGAAATGGGGCGTTAGGAAAGCTGAAAATATTAGTAACGATGCAGCCAATGTTCATAGAATGATGCTTAATGATATAAATAAGAAGCGTTATAAGCGAGGCGAGATTTCTAAAGAAGAATACAAATCTGGAGTTAGATCAAGAGCTGAAAAATTCAAAATGCAGAAAAAGAAGAACCGTGCATTTAGGAAATCGCAGATAGCGTCATATAAGAGAGATAAAGAAGCATTTAGGAATAAATACGCCAAGAAAAGCGACATAGCAGAAGCAGCAATGGCACGAGCGGAAAAGAAAGTGCCGAATTATCGTAAGATTGCAGATGCTAAAGACCTTACACAAAGCGTGGTAAGCTCACTCACACTTATTGGTGGAATACCTATGGGCCTTGGCGGTGGATTAGCCACATATCCATATTATGCTAAGCAGTATAATACCGGCAAACAAATACTAGAGGAACTTATTAACAACAAGAATAAGTCTTAACATTTATCACCCCCATACAATGAAGGGTTTAATTGGAGATTTCGAACCAGTCTCACAATTTCATGATAAACATTTGGAACTTGGAAAAATCAATCAAAGATTAAACCTTTCCTTGTGTGGGGGATTTTTTGTAGGAGGACCGATATGGCATTATCAAACACGGCGGTACCCAAGTATTACGGTGAATTCCGAGCCGCTGTAATGCGAGGTGAAATACCGGTTAATCAATATGTTTCACTAGAGATGAATCGAATAGACTCATTGATAGCGAATCCTGGCATATTCTAAAGCGGTAGAAGGATGGATTAAATTCTGTGAGCAAGAAATGACACTCGCAGATGGCTCGGATGTCAACATGCTTGATTCATTCAAACTTTGGGGTGAACAAATATTTGGATGGTACTACTATGAGAATAAAAGTGTATGGGATCCAGAAGTAAAAAAGTATGTTAAGAAAACTATAAAGAAAAGGCTTACAAACAAGCAGTATCTTATAGTTGCAAGAGGTGCAGCTAAAACAATGTATGAGGCATACATTCAGACATACTTCTTAACGGTCGACACATCCACAACTCACCAAGTAACCTGTGCACCGACAATGGCTCAGGCAGAAGAAGTTATGAGCCCGATTCGAACATCGATAATTCGTTCGAAAGGTCCGTTGTTTAAATTCCTTACTGAAGGATCATTACAGAATACCACAGGCTCCAAAGCAAATCGCCAGAAGTTAGCATCAACCAAGAAAGGAATTCAGAATTTCTTAACCGGGTCGCTTCTTGAGGTAAGACCAATGTCAATTGATAAATTACAGGGTTTGAAAACCAAGATAGTAACGGTTGATGAGTGGCTTTCTGGAGAATTGAAAGAGAATGTGTGGCCAGCCATAGAACAAGGCTGCGCTAAGTTTGATGATTACTTAATAGTTTCGGTTAGTTCCGAAGGTACGGTAAGAAATGGAACAGGCGATTCAGTCAAAATGGAATTGATGTCGATTCTCAAAGGTGAAATTTATGCTCCATGGACATCAATCTGGTATTATAGGTTGGACGACGTAAACGAAGTTGCTGATCCTAATATGTGGCTTAAGGCTAATCCAAATTTGGATAGAACAGTCACGTATGAAACATATCAGAGAGATGTCGCTTTGTCAGAGAAGTCTCCATCTGCTAGAAATGATATTTTAGCTAAGAGATTTGGTATACCAGCAGAAGGTTATACATATTTCTTCACATACGAAGAAACTAAGCCGCATAGAAAAGCGGATTTTTGGGGTATGCCTTGCTCACTTGGTATGGACATGTCTCAGGGAGATGACTTCTGTGCATTTACGTTTTTATTCCCATTGCCGCATGAATGCTTTGGGATAAAGACAAGATCTTATATTACATCGCTGACGTATGACAAACTGTCTTTGGCTATGAAAGCTAAGTACCAAGAATTTATTGATGAGGGAAGTCTCATAGTAATGGAAGGTACTGTGCTCGAGATGGCAGATCCGACAAGAAACAACATATTTGATGACTTGGAAGAGTACATACAAAACCAAGGCTTTGATATTCGTTCTGTTGGATATGACCCATATAATGCCAGAGATTTCATAGAGCGATGGGAAAGGGAAAATGGCCCATATGCAATAGAGAAGGTGCCTCAGGGTGTTAAAACTGAAACGGTTCCTCTCGGAGAGCTGAAGAAATTAGCGGAAGAACGAATGCTCATTTTCGACCAGGAGCTTATGAGTTTTACCATGGGTAACGCCGTTACAATCGAAGATACAAATGGTAACCGCAAGCTTCTTAAGAAGAGACGAGATGAGAAAATCGATAATGTATCAGCTCTAATGGATGCATATGTTGCCTATAAGGCTCACAAAGATGAATTCGAATGAGATGTATTCTAAAATAGCAAATGATTTCGACGCCGCTTATGAAGATTTGAAGGCCTTGAATAATGGGGAATTCTTTTTAATTAGGCCTGGGAGATGATTTCTATGAAAAATAACTATCTTTCTCACCACGGCATTAAAGGTCAAAAATGGGGCGTTAGAAATGGACCTCCATATCCTATAGAAACTGGATATAAAAAAGGAAGCGAAGTGCATTCGACCTCAATGTATCGAGGCTTTGATAAGCATGCAAACAATCCAATATATGTGTATAACCCAGAAAATGAGCACGACTCTGCAGTTTATAAAGGCCCATTTGCCAAATATCAACTTAGTCGACGACAAAATTATTATAAACAAGTATGGGATCATACTTATAAAATAACAAAAGATTTAAAAATGCCAACCTCTAAAGAACGAAAAGATGAATTTATAAAAATGATAAACAACATTGCAGATGAAA